CGTCGCCATTACCGAGCAGCATCGTGGCCGCGTTTATCTGCAGATACGTCCCCCGATATTCTTGGTAGCCGTTGGCATTCCGCTCGGGTAATCCAATGTCGCCGGTGAAGTTTTGCGCCTGCGTGAAAGACAAGAGGGCCACAGTAGATGCGTCGAGCCCATAAAGAATTGAGACCACTGTGTTATCAACAAAGATGTCCTCGCCCAATGCTGGCAAAGAGCCAGCCGAAAAATTGTCAATGTTGTCATAATGATTTGGCCCCGTCGCTGCCTGCGTTTCCGCCTGAGTCGATGTCCCGTCACCTGCCGTGGCCGCGGTTGATGTGAAACCTATGATCGGCACACCGGCAAGGTCTGTCGTAAGCGTAACCACCGATCCGGTAACAGTTGCCGTCAACTCGGCCATCTCGGGAATTGCCGCCTTGCCGAGCGCCGGCGTCACCGTGGCCGTGCCGTCGGTGAGCGTCAGGCCCTCAAATGCCTGTTGCAAAGTGGTTGCCACTTGGGCCGTCGTGACCAGCGTGCCAATCGTGATCACCATATCCTTGTCATTGAGCGACAGCGTGATCGTGTCACCGCCTGCCCACGTGAGCGCAATGGTGTTGGTCCAGATAGACTTAATGGCCTGCGCTTTCGGTTCCCACCTGTTATTCGGCATCGGTCATTCCTTTCAAAACGGTTTTGGTCGGTCCCGCAATTCGTTTGCTACCCGGACTTTATCTCGCTTATGCCTTTGAGGATTTCTTGAATCATCGTGCGATTCGCTTCAACCTCCAGCATGACGTCGCGCGGTTTCACTGTTGGGTCAAATTGGGCCATAGTCATCTCGAGCTTGTTCAGCGTCTTGATTAGCTCGGTTTGATTGGACTGCAGCGCACCGAGAATACTTGCCTGAGAAGCGCGCAGTTCCTTGAATTCGTGATACCAATTGATCCTGGGGTCCGTTGGCGGCACGCCATTCCGTCGGTATTTACTGACAAAACCAAAGGCTTCGCGAATGAGCAAGATAGCAATGATGCCTCCAACGCCAATGCCCATCAAGTTGTCCTTCAACCCGTTAGGCTCCATTGTCCCTGCCTTACAATCGCTTTCAATAGCTCCGCGCGACGACCGGAAAGGCCTGGCAACCGTTGCCACCAATGCCCGGGAATCAGCCCCGAGTATCCTCGGGCATGGGCTCTCCTACAACCTGTTTGTCGATGCTGCTGGGCCTGAGTATGGCATTCAGCTGATGCTGCCTGACTGCCAGCTGGCCAGTTGGATAGCGGTGAAATTCCATTAGGCCATCGAGACACCACCTGCGAATCGTGTTGCGGTTTTTCCCGATCTGATTCGCCGCATCGGTCAGCGTCAAAAACTTGTTTTGGCTGTGCGTTTCTAGCCCGTTTCCCTCCAAATTATGTCCACACGTCGGGCACAACTCGCTCGACTTTTTTGCTTTTTTTGCCACACTTTACTCCCTGTACTCGTGTAGTGCCCTAGTTACACCGCCCCGCCCCACGACTGACCGGCCTTGATGGCACGATACGCCGCATAGCTCGACATGTCGACCTGGTCGCTTGTCTCATCTGGCAGGCCCGTCCAGCCCAACAGCTCGCCCTCGTAGTCTCTGAGCCATGCGAGAACGCCTGGCACTGTCTCGGCATCCGGCAAGTAGAATTCGCCCCGCTCGATCTTGCCGAGAAGGCCCGAACTGATGGACCGTTCGTATTTTGCGCCATGAGGATCGCCCTTCGTAGCCTTTTTCATACCGGGAAGCTTGGGATTGATCAACTCGGCTTTGCAAACCCTCCCCAGCTCATCGGCCAATGGCCTGCCGTGGTGGGCCATCTCGATGTAGGCATTCGGGCAGCGCCATTCCCGGATAACTCGGGCCGCGTCTCGCTTCAAGTCAAGCCAGTCGACTCGCTTCCTCCAAACGTGACGCAAGAACAGGCTTGCGTTGCCCGGGTAGTAGTCCCAAATCCCGCAAGCAGACCATGAGGGGTTCGCCCCCTTGAGCTCGGCAGCCCGCTGCTTGGATGTCCCTGCCGTGTCGATCGTGGCAAACCTGTTGCACTTGAGCGAGTCGATACTAAACCCTTCCTTTGAGTGATCCTTGCGCAACGGAAGGATAAACTGGCTCTTGACAGTAAAGTACCGCAGATTCTCGGCGTCGATGATTGCGCCCTCGACTGCGGACCAATCGCCGTTGGCAAGCTTTGCCGCCAGCACAGCTCCAAGCTTTTGCTGCAGCCGCTCGATGTACTCCCCGGTTTCCAAAGAAGGATTGTCTGCAACGCGGCTGGGCATGAACACGGCACCGCAATCGGCCTTGAACCACATCCCCGGCGGGCTCGGGTCGTATGCCGTGAATCCCTTAAGGGCCTTGATCGCCTCGTCCGTGACAAAGCGGTGTTTCACCCATGAACCGCCGATCGGGTTAGCAGCCGACCGCATGCCGCACGATACAGGATAGTTCTTGAGCCGCCTCAGACGTGAGAACATCCACCGATACTGCGTCTCGCTGAATTGCTCAACTTGGTCAAAGCATATCCGGTGGTATTCAGGGCCATCGTAGTTGTGCTTATCATTTTCATACTGCATGTGCCCGAACTTGACCATTGCGCCATTGGGGAACTTCCAAACCTTGTCGCCCGCATGAAACTTGCCACCGCGCGGCTTGAAAAAAGAGTGACTGCGCTCAATGGGCGCTGTCGGGCTGCCCTGCAGCTGGGCATACGTGCGACGAAGGAACAGACCAGAGAAATTGGCGTGCTTTACTCCCTGCCTCAACCACCGAAGCAATGCATCCGTCTTGCCACCGCCGAGCGAGCCGCCGAACATGGCCTCGAAATGAGGCAGGTCAATGAACTCTTGCTGTCTTGGGTGTGCATAGGCCGTGTCAAGTATCGCTATCCGGCGGTCGATCTCTGCGAGCAGCGATCGACGCTTCTCTGCTGGCCAAGACTTCCATTCTGTCCTCGATGACACTGTCTAATTCCTCTTCTGAGACACGCACTTCATAGCGTTCGCGGTACTTCTCGGGCATGGCACCCTTAAGCAAGAATATGGCAGTTGTCTCGGGGTAGTCGACCTCATAGTACAAACGAAAAAAGACACCGGTGCCCTCGTTTTCGCCGTCCACGACTTCGATGGCCTCGGGGTGGTCCTGGTCGCACGGCATGCGGATCGGGTCGCCCTTGAAGAACTTGTAATGCTTTTGGCCGTTCAGCGCACGGTCAGTCATCCTGGCCTCTAAAAACTCAGCCGCGATCGGCCCGGCACACCGAAACGCTTCGGCGTAATCATCGTCCGCATTCTTCCAGTGATAATGGGAGCTGCGAGGAACCCCACACAACATCGCCGCCTGGACGATGTTGCACGTTTCGCAGTAAGCGGCAAGAAACGCCCGCTTTTTAGGATGTACAATTCTGTCCAGGAATGGATAGGCCTCACGCCCGTTGACGCCGCTGCCCCCGGCGTTACCGTTGCCCTCAGTCATGTGCACCCTCGTAACGCTACTGACTCGCGATGATCTGGCCTGCCCCTGCCATGGTCTCGGCAAGTGGCTCGCCCGCTGATCGGTCGAGTTTCTTTCTGTGTTCGCCGCAGACTAGATTGGCGGCAATTGGCGGGAACACGCCAAGCGTTTGAAACTGACCGGCCGGCCCGCCAAGACCGATTGCGGTGGGAGGATTTCGCCGACACTCGCCCGTTCTTTGGGTGACGTTTGTCGGATTGGTCTGCCAGTTGTAGGCATGGTAACAGTTGCCACAGTTTTTAGATTCGTCCACTTAGTCAATCTCCGTACCGTTATGGAAGGCGCTCGATTCCGTGCAGTGTAAACGTCAGCGCGTTGGTTGTCTCGGTATCGACCGCCAAGTTACCCGCGGAGTTATTCATAGCCCCGATCGCAATTACCCTTGTCGAGTTGGCCGGCAAGTCGTCTGGCGAACCTGAGGCGCCAAAGCGAAGGGCGGTCGTTTCGTCGTACGTTGTTCCGTTATCGTCTTGAAATACTCGAAAAAACGCCGCCGCTGCCGTCTGGTTGCAAATGGTCAGCAGCAAATTAGAAGCTTCCACGCCAGCTGCCGGCGAATAGATCGAGACGGGTGTTCCGGCCGTTATTGCCCGCACTTGCCCGAGCTGTTTTTGTGACATGTCTTGCCCTCTTTTTGTTTTTTCTTTATTGGTTCAACAATCAAAGCCGGAACACAACGGCCTAGGGCATGCAGCGCACTCGCGCGATGCGTCCCATTGTACGGCCTGCCGTCAGCATACAATGCGATTTCGTCGCCCGGCCTCGGCTTATAGTCCTGCCGCCTGAATTCCTCAATCCACTTCCATTGCCTCATGACTTCCGTCGGCTTGGCCGCGAATTGGCCGATGGTGTCACGAGTTGGCCGCTCCGCGTTTATCAGCTGTTGAGAGCACCGCAAGGCCGGCATGCACCATCGCCAGAATGCTGGATGTTCTCGCAAATCCCCAATAGCACCGATTGTTTTCACTGGCTCACGGAGCACTGTTATCAATCCTCTCGATGAAAATCAGGGTAGTGTTTTCCGGTATGTGTTGTGACGGCTGGATGAACGAATCCGCAAAAGCCTCAGTGAATACATCGCCGCCACCCCCGCTGGCACTGAACCTGTGGACTAGCGGGCCCCACACTGGCTGTGATGCGCAGGCCTGTTCATCGAGATCGTCAAACGCTACCGGTCCTGTCGTGCAGTCTAAATGGATGTTTGTATCTGGGATTCCACCTTCACCCCCGGCAACGAATCCCGTCGATGGGGTGTTTTCGATGATTGCATGTTGATGACTCAATTCGGCTATCGTGTGGTCCTCAACCCTCAAACCAACAGAAATCGCCTGCGTAAACGTTACAGTATCCACCAGGATTGTGATGTTGTGTGTGTGTTCAAACTCCCCGCCGATCGTTCCTGCCGTACTGCTGCCCCGCACAAATCGGCCGCCACCATCCGAGGCGCCGCTGTTCATGTTAATGGCGCTACCGGTGGAGTTGGCGGCCCCGTCCATGGCTGCCCAACCAGGCGGAACGGCACCCAATGTCAGCGACCACATTCTGACAGTGCCGATTTTTTCGTTGAGGTAATCCGATACGCACACATTCGTCGCCCCAGCCGCGTTACGGTATGCGATGACGTCGCCGGAAATCACGTTCGGATCCTGTTGCGCCGTCTTGGGCAGTAACACCGTCACCAGTTCCGCCGTCGGATTGTCGCCCTCGCAGTTATCCACAGGGTTGACCGTGACATGGTCGCAAAGCGAGCCATTGTCGGTCCAGTTGGCCGTGGCCACGCCCCACAAGATGTTGTTCGATGTCCCCACGACACCAACGCGCACCAAGTAAAGGGGCAACGTGGTTCCGCCGCTCGTGATCGAACCGCTCAACCTTCCCACGAAAGTGTCCAGCTGGCGCAGCGGGACCACATTCGCCTCGACCGGTGGTGAACCTTCCTCAAGGTCGATAGGCCTAATCCAACAGGCCTCTAGCGTGCTGTACGCCGCCACATATCGACGCACAAACCCGGGCACCAAATCATCGCCGTTTGGCGTTACATCATCCCCGATCGCCGTCGCCCCGTCATCGACCTGGACCAGCTGTGGCAACCGTGGCCACGTTGGATGCTGATTGCGGGAAAGATCAGGCGTGGCCAAGTGTTCGCTCGCGTAGTCACTGCAATCATCGTGGCAACCGTTTCCATTCTTGGCTGCCTGGGCGGCCGCTCGGCTGGTGTCGGGGCTCTGTATGATCTCGGTAACCATGCCCGTTGAATCACCGTAATCGCGCTGTATGACCTTGGTCACCAGCTCTCCCGGGAAAGCCTGGCTGAGTGTGCCGGCGTAGATCGCGCGCTCGCGATCCAGGCCAAAGTTGAGCTCTTGTAGAAGCTGAGCCTTGTGCTCATCCACACGTGCCGTGATGTCGCCCGGGTTAACCGTCGCCCCCGTTACGTCGACCAGTGCCGGCAAGTCCTCCCAGAATCCGAGTACCGTGCCCGGTTCCGCACTCGCGATCCCGGTGGACGCCTCAACAAACGTAAAGGACGTCATTTCGAAATTACCAGTCCGGGGCGTGTCCTTTTCGGTGCCATGGAATTGTTGCCGCTTTTGGAAATAGAAGCGAAACTTCTCTGGCATGCGTCCATGCAGCAAAGCAGATTCGGGGTTAAAGTCAAACATCAGCCGCTCAGCCAAGTCGGGCTCGCCTGGCTCAAAGCCGACAGACTGGGCGGCACCAATTGACACGTAGCGAAATAACTGGGTGTTTGGGTTGTAGGCGGTCGTCATGCTGAGCTGGCGCAAAAGAACGTGAATTGCGTGCCAGCAGTTGACCCCGATGAAACGGAAACCGTCGAGCTCATTAACGGGGGTCAGTGCCGCTGGAATCGAAGGGGCCACGCCAGCCTGTG